CTGTTGCTGATGGTGCCGCTTTGCCCAGGGCTGAATAGCTCAGGCCCGTTCTCGCCCACCAGATAAGGTTGCCCGCTGGTTACGTTGCCACCACTGGCACGCCCCGTTAAGCCAGTGAACAACCCCCCAGGGATCAGCCCACCGAACAGGCTATTGATCCCTGCCGTCAGCAGGATGTCCCCAAGCCGTTGCGCTACATCCGCCAACGCATCACTTAGGTCTTTCGTGCCATCAATCAATCCACGGATGGCGCTGCCAACACCTTGCGCCAGCGTCTGCTCAAGCTGTTGTGCAAATTGCTGTGCTTCATTGAGACGATCAACCATCTCTTGCAGACGGTTACGTTCGTCCACCAGTTTGCCTGCATCCACTGTACTAACGGTGCCACGGCTTGATTCAATAAGGTCACGAACATCAAGCTCACGCTGATATAGCTCTTCAGTGCCTGCCAGGCGTGCCTTCAATAGCCCGATCTCATCATTAACGCCGCGTAATGCCCCAGCCCTTGTATCAGCAATATCCTGTTCTGCCTGCAGCTGATCTTCCTTAATCCCAGCAATATCTTTTTCATACTGCACCTGAGACTGCGTTAGCTCTTCTCTTGCCTTGAGATAAGTGTTCCTTAGCGTTTCGTCATTAGCATTATCTTTGAGCAGGTTATTGAGTTCTTTTGCTGCTGCAACACGTATCTGTTGATCACGGCTACGGCGTTGTTGCATCGCAAGCTCCAGTGGTTCCTGTTCCCGCAGCGCACGGGTGCGTTGTTGCTCGATGGCAAGATTTTGCTGTGAGGCACGCAGCATCTCTTGCGGATCGGGCATCGTTGCGATGGGGCCTGCACCTGTTGCGATAGCAGGACCAGTGGCAGGCGCACCACCGAAGATATCCCTGATGGCACCACGTACCCTCTCGGACAGCATGTTCGTGCCCGATCGGCTATCAGGCAACCCAAAATTACTCAGGTTTGGGTAGGCAGGAATGTCGATTGCTTGGTTACTGCCGTGATAACCAGGATCACCAGGACGGTAAGTAGAACCGATCGTGAATCCACGCTTTTGCAGCTCCCTTATTGCATAGTCACGATCCGACTTATTGCTAAATGCAATATGATCGTGATACAGGGAATAGTCGTGATCTTTCCTGTAGGAGCTACCTGCACGTGGATCTCCCGTGATGTACTCAATAACCGCAGGGGTGTTTGATAGATCATTGCGTGCCACTGCTCGATCCCTTGCAGCAACGCCAGCACCGCTCCCAGCCCCGCCTGTACGTCCACCCGTCAGCGGTGGTGGCGTCGTTGGTCTAGGACTTCCCGTGCTGCCCTGGACGCCAACAGGGAAGCGCTCAAAATTACCACCATATTTTAATGCATTATCAACAAGACTATTCAATACGTCGTTGTAAACCTTGCGGTAAAACTTTTGCGCTTCAGGATTGGCACTGACTTGTGCATCAAACGTAAATTCAGGGCCACGTATCCCGAACTGCCTGCGTGTTGACGCAACAGCTTGTTGCCGCGCAGACTGCCTAAAATCAGGGATTCTCTCTTGTATTGATCCTGCGTTTGTGGCGACATTCAGCAATCGTTGAACTGCATTTGTTGCATTAATAGCCTTTGTCAATACAGCATCAATGGCAGGCGTCAATACCTGGCCAATAGCTCTTGCTATTTGCTCAATGCCATCTTGTAACGTGCTTAACTTGCCCGCAAGCGTGTCTGACTGGGCAATGGCACCATCGGCATATTTGCCGCCAGCATCTGTTAGTTCTTGAATTGCAAACTGGACAGCTTCAGCTGATATTTTCCCCTTTTCTAATGCCTTCTGGAACTCTTCGCCCGTCAGGTTATATTGCTTCCTAAGCTGCTCTGCTAATGCAACACCCCGCTCCTGGAACTGCAATAGTTCCTCGCCTTGCAGCCTGCCTTTTGCTACAACTTGGCCATAAGCGGTAGCCACACCAGCCAGCTCCGCCCCAGTAGCACCTGAAACATCAGCAAGCTGCTTAGTTACATCAACAACGTTTTCCGCTGCAACACCAAATGCCGTCAGGCGTTTAGCCGTATCAATCAGCTCTGTACTGGTGAACGGTGTTACAGCACCAACTTGCTGCAATTCCTTAATAATGTCCTTAGCTTGCTCAAGCGAGCCAGTAAGCACCTTCAGACTTCTAACCTGAGTTTCCAGCTCTGCGGTTCTGACAAAAACAAACTGTGCCGTGCGTAAAGACGCAAACGCAGCAAGCAATGGCGCAATAGATGCTTGCAGCGCAGAAAATCCCGCTGATGCCGTCCTGGCGGCTCTACCTGCACTCTGGACTGATCGCCCCGCAGTTTGCGCTGATCTATCTACACCCTTGAATGGATCACTGAATGATGGAGACCGGAAATTCCTTTCCAGTTGTTTGACCTTGCTCTCAAATTGATTTAGCCCACGCCCTACCGGTTTGAACTCCAGCCCGACTGTATAGGTTGTCGTCACTGGGCTGGAGTCGTCCGTTCACCGCAGTCTACCGCTGCCCGCGTTCGCGGTCTTCTGCCTCCATCTTGTAAAACGCCGACCAGCACAACAGCTCCTCATCCGTGATGTGATCCATAAGGTCCATCACCGTATAGTGCAGCTCCCGCGCCAGCTGGAAGATAAACCGCGCCTCAGGCAGTTTCCTCATCTCCTGCGCTAGTGCTTTTCATGCTTGCACCAGGCGCCTCCACAGGACGAAAAATCTCAAGCTGTAATGCCACCAGATCTTCCTCAAGGATCGCCTCCTCAAGATCATGGGCCATACCTTGGGTGAACAGCCTGTTGCCGTTAGCATCCTGTGCCTTGGCGATCAATAGCTGCAGCGCCACAGCAGACGCATCATCAGTCCCTGCTGCTTCCCGTGCCCGTCGTCGTTGCCCTGCTGTCATCGGTGACAGGTAAAACTCAATCTCATTGCCGTCCACAAGGGTGATGACATGCTTGCTTGGCTTTAACCCTGCTGCTGATGCCAGCAGCTTGCCCATCACCGAATTGGCGGCAGGTTTTGAAATCTCAGCAAGACTACGTTGACCCTTTGATGCGACAGGCATAAAAACCCCAAGACTGCGCGTATCTTAAAGCATGAAAAAACCCCGTCCGTAGACGGGGCGGGATTGTCCACAACTCAATCTGAGCTTACACCAGCGAGATTGTGAACAGGTGGGACGGGACGTCAGACAAGCTGAAGTTGAGCGTACCTGTAACAATGTCGGTCGTATTGACCGTCATGTCAAAACCCTCAATCGAGATCGGACCCTCGATATAAGAGCTGTTCACGTCATCAGGTGCATCACCTGCCTCATTGGCGACAAGGCTGACATACAGCTTGACCCAGGCACCATCCTGAGATTTCAGCATGGAGTTAGCCAGCAGCCTGTTGGCAATGCTGGTTGTATCCCTGCTGAATTGAACCTCCATGGACCCTGTACCGTCTGCGTACCCAGGTTGATAGGTGCGGAAGGACGTGTACTTCGTCGATTCAGTGCTGATGCGGCAAGGGATGCTTGTCGTCTCCTGACGATCCCTGGTGGTGTTCAGGGTCCAGGATCGGACATTACAAACCCCCTCATAACTGGCGTACTGAATGTTGATGTGCGTACCAGGAGTGTCCTTGTAGGACGATCCTGGAGCACTCACCGTATCCACAGTCAAGACGAACCCTGATCCGCCCTGGTTGCCCAGGTCACGATCAGACGCGGACAGCGTGTCTAATGCTGTGTAGTCTTGACCGCCATCAATCAACGTGACATCGGTGACGACGCCACTGCTGACGGTGATGTCTGCCTTGGCATTGACGCCAGTGCCACCCGTCAGCATCACTGACTTGTAAACCCCTGACAGGTAGCCCGTACCGCCGTCGGTGATCGAATGAGTCAGGATGACGCCACCGATCTGCACACCACCATCACCGTTCAGCGTGACGGGAGTGCCGCTGGACAGGATCTGAATGGTGGTACGGCCAACTTCGCCAATGGTGTAGGTAGCACCATCGGTAAGACCAGAATCCAGGGTTGCGGCG